CTGATAAAGGGGAGTGGGGAGATTGTTTAGAGAAGAAACAAGCAGAAGATGGGGAGGATGTCTACACTCTTAGATGTAGAGTCCGTATCGTTGGATATCATGGCAATGATACTGATCTGCCTGATAAAGAACTACCATTAGCTCATGTTCTTTTACCACCAAACCAATCCACCACTGGTGGTTTAGGTCGTACAATGCAATATCAGGGTGGAGAAGTTGTTGTTGGATTTTTCTTTGATGGTGAGGATGGACAACTACCAGTTATATTTGGAACTCTATTCAAACAACCTTTCGTTACGGATGGATTAAAGAATGATCAATTTAATTCAAAATCTCAGGTTGATTTTATTCCATATACTCCCCCAAAAGTTAGACAAAGAGCTGGTAAACATAGATTTTTCTCACAGTCTCCTTGGACTGGTGGATTCACAGCTGGTGAGGCTGTGAAGACTATTGCGTCATTACAGAAAGAGGCGTCTACAAATATTACGATTGATAATTTTACCTCTTGTGAAGATAATGAAATATCAAAGATTAGTAATGCAATAAAAGATTTTACTCGAAAGTTAGAAACTCTACAACAATTAAATGAGCAATCAACATATGTTGATCCTGTTTATGGTGGTCTTATTGATATTAAGGAGGAAATTAAATTTACTGCAAATAAAGTTCATTCATCAACAACTAAATTGGTTCGTCGTGCTAGATCGTGGTTGATACAAGATACTATGGATAAATTAAATGCGACTTTAAAAGATAAAACACCAAAGACATTACAAGCTCCTGCTGGTCAAGCGACTAAAACTCTCACCGATGTAATTTTTTGTAATATCGAAAAAATTCAAGATGCACTTCTAGATTACCTGTCTAAAAGTTTAGAAAATATGATAGGTCAAGTTTTAGATGTTCCTGTATGTGGTATTGAAAACTTTTTAAGTGATATGTTTGGACAAATCAATAATATCATAGACACAACTATGGGAGATTTGTTTGGACAACTGAATAATATTCAAGGTGGTGGTATCGCACTACCTAGTGAAACATTCTCAAAAGCAATTAAGTTTGCAAATATCATCACAAATGTTCTTGACTGTGATGCTTTAAATTGTCCACCAGCGACCTCTTATTCTTCAAAAAATGGCGTTTCAAAGTCAATAGAAGATTCTTTTGATAGTATAATTGATAAACTTGGATTAGATAGACTTACAAGTTTTGCTGATGATCTTGATAAAGCAATTCCAGCAAAACCATCTCGACCTGATTGTAGCACTAATGTTCTTAAGTGTGGCCCACCGAGAGTAGATTTCATAGGAAGTAGTGGTCAAGGTGCAACTGGAACTGCTATCGTAAACGCTCTCGGAAATATTATTGGTGTTGCGATTAATGGGCCAGGATTTGGATTTAAAGAACCACCTTTACTTTCATTCTTCGATAGTTGTGATAAAGGTTACGGTGCTGGAGGTTATCCAGTTATGGGAAATGTTTCTCCCTTACGTTACACCGAACTTGATAAAGATATAATTCCTAATGGAAAAAAAGTTGGAGATATTGTGTTTGATAACGATGAAAACAAATCAAAGATAAGTGGTGCTGGATTAAATGTCACAAACTCAGATCTACCTGTTTATATTATAGATCCAAATGGAACTGAACTTGGAGTGGTTGATGTTGTCATGACTAGTCCTGGCCAAGAGTATCTACCAAATTCAACTGAAACTGATCTTGATGGTAATGTGAAAGATTTGATTCCAGATCCAAATGCAAATTATGATGGAGAACAATCATATGTGACATCACTAGCTGATGTTGTTGTTGCAAACACAGGTTTTGGATATGATGATAATGATACTGTCTCAGTTGAGGGAGGATCTGTTGGTGTTGCTGGTGACACTTTGCCAGGCGATGCAACAAGTGATACAATACAGAACATAGGTCAAGCAGAGGTAGAACTACAAATTCAAGATGGTTTAGTTGTTGGTGCAAATGTTGTAAATGGTGGATTTGGATTTACCAAACTTCCAGAGATTGCGATAAATAGTGACACTGGAGCTGGTGCTAAATTATTACCAGTTCTTAAATTTACTAAGGTTGATGATGCATCTCAACTTGCTCAAATAACTCAAGATGCTGTTGTGACTGTAATTAGTTGTATCGAAAAATAAAATGTCAAAAGCTTCAAACGACGGACAAAATTTAGAATGTGAAAAACACCTGAGATATGTTGTTCAGAGTGGACAGAGTAGCATACACGGAGATACCTTGTATGAATTACAAACACAGGAGGCTCAGTCTTTTGCGTTTCATTCTGGAACAGGTCAAGGTGCATCTGGTGGTGGGCCTGGAACTGGTAAAGCAGTTTTATATACGCCAGGTCAATCAATGGAAGTTTTGGGTGAAGGTTTAAAAGTTAGAAGTGCTGGTGATATTGCTCAACTTCCAGCGAAAATTATAAAATGCAAGAGAGGTGATGTAGTAATAGATTGTGAAAATGGAGATATTACACTTAAAGCAAGAAATATTAATTTTGATGCATTTGGTGGTGGTCAAGATGGACAGTTTAATATTAAAGCAACCAGAGTAGCCACTGTTGACGCACCTGATATTCGACTTCAAGGTGAAAAGATATTGATAAAATCAGATAATACATGTAATATAATAAGTAAAGGTTTCTTGGAACTTAAATCTGGTTTTACATTATCAGCTTCTTTTGCTGATGAAAATTTTGGAACTATGTCTCAAGTTTTAAAAGCTGCAACAACAATTAAACCGCCAAAATTATCATGAATATATCTAGACAACAACTCGATAAATTAGTAGTGGGAACAAATGATGTTTCCTATGTTCCACCTGACACTTCCCCAACTGGAACTGCTGTATTGAATGGCCCTGTTTATGTTGGAAAAACTGCTGCATCGCCAGGATATGAGGCTAATTTAAATGTTGCATCAGACGCTGCTTCTCAAAGTCCACTTGATACTCAACCAGCGTATCAATCAAATTTAGCAATTAAAGCTGATGGTAATCTGACTGTCACTGGTGATGGTAAGACTGCTAATGCATTACTCATATCTGGTGGTTCATCTGTAGATACAATTCATGTTATAGGTGACATGCATGTTACAGGTAGTGTAGATTGTGGTAACAAAGGTAGACTCGCTGCTAGATTCGGAGTTGCTGACTCGATTCCAAAACCTTTTGATCTACTTCATCCTACAAAAGGTAAGGGTCATCGTCTCCGTTATGCTTGTATTGAAGGCCCAGAGGCGGGGGTTTACTATCGTGGTAGATTAAAAGAATCAAATGTAATTCAATTACCTTACTATTGGAAAGATTTAGTTCATAAGGATAGCATCACTGTTCAGTTACAACCAATTGGATCAAATCAAAATCTTGTGGTTCAAGAGTTTAATAATGAATTCATTGTTATCGCAGAGGATTCAACTAACACTGATTTAATTACTGATCTATCAACCATCGATTGTTTTTATCATGTGTATGGTGAAAGAATAGATGTTAATCCCTTGATAGTTGAATATGAAGGTAACAGTTGGGAAGACTATCCAGATCCAAACTTTAATCCAAACAAGGTTGATAGAGATAAGAGGAATACAAAAGATCCTCGATTCTCTGGCCCACCTAATACATTTACAAGATGAAATTGATTTATATTCAAGATGATTTTTTAGATCCTAAATTATGCCAACCATTCTTAGAATTATANGATAAAAAAGATAGTTTTCTTGAAAGTGTAACTCANTCTAATCCTCATGAAAGTCTCACTTTCAATCCAGATATACCTAAATTTGATTTTGATGGAAATTATGGCGCTAAGTATTTGGGTGGAAATGTAGATCCAATTCATCTCACTGAATCGAAAGATGAACTTTTTAGTAGTGTCATTAATGATGTAACCAATCTATGTAAAATTTTTGATGACAATATAAAATTACAATACGTTGGAGTTGTCAGATGGCCGATAGGCACTTTTATGAAACCACATATTGATGACAATAATATTCATGAACCCGATATATTTGCTGCGATGCTTTATCTGAATGATAATTTTACAGGAGGATCTACGATGTTTGAAGATATTGAAATTAAGCCAAAGCCAGGCAAGTTAATTATATTTTCAAACAATAAACATTTACATTATGTAAGTGAAGTTGGTGGCGCTGAAAGATTTGTATTATCATTTTGGTATAGTAGACCAAATGCCAACGTATAGACACAAAAACACTGGTAAAAGATTCTTTTTCATTCACATTCCAAGAACTGCTGGTAGATTCTTACAGGAAAATTTTAAATTAAACGGATTTGAACCAGAACAAATCATATGGAAATGGATGGATGGAATTGAGATAGCTCATTTTCATAGAGAACTTTATCAAAAACATCTAAATATAAAAGACATTAAACATGTAACAATTGTTAGGGATCCTCTTCAGAGATATCTCTCATTGAAAACACATAA